AGTATTAAATTATGGCTACCTATCAAACATATACCGCAATCGGTATGCGTGAAGACCTCTCAGATGTTATCTATTCGATTTCACCTACAGACACACCTTTCATGTCTTCCATTGGCAAGACAAAGGCTACTGCCGTTCTGCACGAGTGGCAGACTGACAGCTTGGCTGCTGCAACTTTAGACAACTTTGCAGTTGAGGGTGCAACAGCATCTGACGCTACTATGTCTCCAACTACTCGTGTTGGTAACCGCACTCAGATTGCACAGAAGACAGTCAAGATTTCTGGCACTTTGCAGTCAGTTGACAAAGCAGGCAGAAAATCTGAAAAAGCCTATCAATTGGCTAAAGCCAGCAGCGAAATTAAGCGGGACATGGAGACTACATTGTTGAGCAACCAAGTTGCTGCCAATGGTGATTCTTCTACTGCTCGTAAATTGGGTGGTCTGCAAGCATGGTTGAACTCTAACTACTCTGGTGGTACTTCTGGTGTCGCTGGTAACTTAGGTACAACTGCTCGTACAGATGGTACTAACCGCACTTTCACAGAAGCCTTGTTGCAAACTGTTGTTCGTAGCGTGTACGCCTCTGGTGGCAATCCTAAAGTATTGATGGTTAACCCTGCTCACAAGCAGTTGGTTTCTGCCTTTACTGGTATTGCTGCACAGCGTTTCATGGCCCCTAGCAATACCCCCACCACTATTGTGTCGGCGGCTGATGTTTATTTAAGCGACTTCGGGGCGATTTCTATAGTACCTAATAGATTTATGACCTCCACTAACTCATGTAACGAGACAGCATTTGTGCTTGACCCTGACATGGCTGCTGTTGCTTACCTGCGTCCTTTCCAGACCAATGAGTTGGCTGTAACTGGCGACAACGAAAGCACTCAGTTGCTGTGCGAGTACACCTTGGAAGTTCGCAACCAAGCTGCACACGGCATCATTGCTGACTTGACACCTTAATCTAAGGTAACTCAAAAGATGCCTCAGACTTAAACCTCTGGGGCATTTTCTTTTCTACTCAAACTGATAGAATTAGGCTATGCAAGACCCTAACAATTTTAGACAAACTGCTGTTCACGCTGATGGTGAGGGCGGTATTATTATTGAGACTCGTCAGGATGTTACTGACATCATTGAGCAGAATAAAAAAGAATATAACTCGTATGACGAGAGAGCAAGATGGTCTGACCAATTGTTTGGTAACAAGGTTGCATCTATTCCTATGACAGTCATTGATGACTTGAACAAAGCTGGAATTATGCGTGGCTTTGCTGTTCTTGATGACAAGCGTTTTGCTGCTTGGTTAAATGACCCAATGAATCGTGCATGGCGCACTAGGACAGGAGTTGTATGAGTTTTGCTACCTACTCTGATTTGCAGACTTCAATAGCCAATTATTTGGCTAGGTCTGACCTGACAAGCATCATTCCAGACTTTATTACTCTGGCTGAAAATCGTTTGCGTAGAGAACTACGGATTCGCCAGATGCTAAAGTCTGTAACGACTAGCACAGTCTCTGGTGATGCAACTGTAGAACTACCTAGCGACTTCTTAGAGATTCGTGACTTTGTGGTGATGACTAACCCAATTCAACCATTGAGTTACTCTAGCCCATCATCGTTATCTAATGACCTGAGAACATCAGAAGTTGGTGTTCCTTTGTCTTACACTATTCTTGCAAGTGAGTTTCAATTAGCACCTGCACCTGATGGCGTATATACGCTAAAGATGCTTTACTTTGCTGCGCCTCCATACCTGTCTAGCAGTAACACATCTAACGTATTTCTAAATATCGCACCTGATGGCTTGCTATATGGCGCATTGGTTGAAGCAGAGCCTTATCTAATGAACGATGCTCGAATCAATACATGGGGTTCTATGTATGACAGAGCAATCACATCCCTCACCAAGTCTGACGAAGAAAGTCAATACTCTGGTGTTCCTTTAGCAATTAAATTAACTTCAAGGTGAAATCATGGCTGAAATGTCCAACTACTTAGAAAATGCGCTTGTCAATGTCACATTGAGAGCAACTAGCTACACAGCACCAACAACTGTGTACTTGGCTCTTTACTCAAATGACCCAACAGATGCGGATACTGGTACTGAAATAAGTGGTACTAATTACGCACGTCAGTCTATTACGTTTGGTGCGCCTAGCAATGGTGCGACTACTAACTCTGCTGCTATTGAGTTTCCTCAAGCTGGTAGTTCATGGGGAACAGTTACGCACATTGGAATTCGTGATGCTTTGACTACAGGCAACTTGCTGTACCACTCACCACTAGATGCTTCCAAAACGATTGCAACTGGTGATGTGTTCCGTATTGCTACAGGTTCTTTGTCAGTAACATTGTCATAACATGGCGACAGTTAATCTTACGCTTGAGCAACTTGACCAATTTGGGTCATTGGATAGCCTCACGCTAAGTTTAGACTCGTCTGATTGGAACTCGACTACACAGAAGAACGTAACAGGGCCGTGGTCAATTGATGGGTTAGACGCATTTAATAACTTAGATGCGCTACCTGTAAGCCTTGACTCAAGCACTTGGGACACAGCAACTCTGTGGGATGGTGTTGCAGATATAACTGCTAACGCTACTGTTACTGCTAATTCGTCAGCTTCTTTTAGTGCTTCTGCGTCTATAACAGGAAGTGCGGATGTAACAGCATTAGGTCAGATTGTCCTATTTGGTATTGCTGACATACAGGCTTCAGCAAGCGTAACTGCTGATGGACAACGTATTGCATTTGGTGTAGCTAGTATTACGGCTAACGCTGATGTAACTGCTATCGGTTCTAAGTTTGCTGCTGCTAGTGCAAGTATTACTGCAAACGCAGAGGTAAGCGTTTCTGGTCAAATTGTTATTGGTGGTAGCGCAAGCATTACTGCTAATGCAGACGTAACGGCTAATGCACAAAGAATCCAGTTAGGTATTGCGTCTATTACTGGTAATGCAACAGTAACGGCTAATGGTGGATTGGTTGTGGGTGCGGTAGCGAACATAGAGGCTAATGCCGATGTTGTCGCTAGTGCGTCTGCAATTTATGCAGGTATAGCTTCTGTATCAGGTCTAGCAACAATTACGGCTAAAGGCGTTATTCTTGGCGACAACTGGACTCCAGTAGCGGGTGACACAAACACATGGACTCCAATATCTGCTAACGACAACACATGGACTCCAGTATCTCAAGGAAGTAACACATGGCTACGACAAGGGTAACATTTGGCGAGTGGATGCCTGACCAATCAGGTATCTCTGGTGCTTTGACAGACGCTAAAAATGTGGTGTCTCAAGCCATTGGTTATGGCCCATTCCCTACGCCAGTATCATTTTCTAGTGCTGCTGCTGAGAATCTAACTTCTCTCTATGCTGCTAAAGCACCTGATGGCAATACAACTTTCTTTGCTGCTGGTCTGTCTAAGATTTATACAGTAAGTGGAACAGGTGCGTTAACTCAAGTCAATACTGGTTTGACAACAACAAGCCCTAACAGAATTAGGTTTACTCAGTTTGGAAAGACTGTAATAGCTTGCAACAACGCTGAGAAACTCAAGGCTTGGACTCTTGGCACTTCTACAACATTTGCTGACTTGGCTGCTAATGCGCCTATCGCTAAGTTTGTAACTGTTGTGCGTGATTTTGTTGTTACGGCTAATACGCTAGAAACTACACAACAACAGTATCGTGTTCGTTGGTCTGCCATTAACAACGAAACAGATTGGACTGAGGATGTAAACACTCAATCTGATTATCAGGATATTCCTGATGGTGGTCAGATTATGGGAATCCGTGGTGGTGAGTTTGGTCTAGTTTTGCTAGAGCGTTCTATCCACAGAATGAGTTATGTTGGCACTCCTTTTATATTCCAGTTTGATAACATCTCTCGCAACAAGGGATGTATGGTTTCTGGCTCAGTTGCTCAGTACCAAGGCATTACATTCTTCTTGTCAGACGATGGTTTCTATATGTGTGATGGACAGCAAGTCATACCTATTGGTGCTGAGAAGGTGGATAGGTTCTTCTTAGCAGACGCTAGTGAAACAGACTATCCAACAATGTCTGCTGCCATTGACCCTGTTCGTAAGTTAGTTATCTGGAACTACAGGTCTGTAGATGCAAATCGTAAACTGATGATTTACAACTTTGCTACTAAGAAGTGGACTTATGGCGATGCAGGGACAGATTACTTAGGTGAGGCATCATCTGGCGCATTGACTCTTGAAGAACTTGACTCTGTGTCTGGTTCTATTGATGCTTTAACAACAAGTTTAGACTCGTTGTTATATGTTGGTGGTAAGTATTTCTTAGGCGGTACTTTTGGGACTAGGGTTTACTCCTTTACTGGTGCTAGTTTGACAGGAAGCATTGCTACTGGCGACATAGATATAGGCGCAAACTCAGTAGTAACCCTAGCTAGACCTATTGTTGACAATGGCTCTGGTTCTTTGTCTATTGCTTCACGCACATTGCTAAACCAAAGTGTCACCTATGGGACTTCTACTGCTGC